TTACTAATTTCCCAACCTCTGTCCAAAAAATTCTTTAGGTATCTCTCTTTGACAATCTGAGTGACACCATCTTTTTGTATTGTAAATTTACTCATCTAATTTACTCCTTTTTGGTATCTATATCTGACTTGAACGAGCATTTCTATTTCGCCCAATGGTTCCAACCTAGGCACCACATTGACTTCTATCACATTTGTCGTCACATCAGATCTGTTAGTGCCTCTCTTTCTGTCCGCATCAAGAGTTTCCTCAATTCTTTCAATCAAATCGTTTCTCTTGCGATCCGTTTCAGGACCACGAACAAAACCTCTAATACTGTAAGTAATCAATCCCTGCCTGAACACGCCCATTGAATTGTCATCACGGGTTTCGTTGCCTGACTGTACCAGCACCGCAGGAAATTGCGTTATTGCTAATTTTGTTGGCTCGAATGGTTCTCGTGTTACGAGGATTGGTTTAGGATCTCTCATGTCCTTGATTACTTCTATAATATTCTGTATGAAATCTTCTCTGTTGCTCATCGTTCCTTACCTTTGTAGGCGAAGGAAACTTTGAGGAGTCTTTTCAGCATCCGTTATATCGCCCGAACTATCAATATCATATTCAACTCCGTCTCTTATAACCATTTCAATTTCTTCGGAGTACATTTTTTTGTAGTAATCATACTTGACTTGGAAAACATCCATGTCAGGTTCAAATTTTGATAGTAGTGGGAATATGTAATATCCCAGGGCACAGTAAACGGTTGCTCTTGTCAATTGCGATTCTGTGAGTTTATTAGCATCCATTTCTGCATTGACACCTATGATTGTGATATCAAATCTACCTACCTGTTGTGTGGGCCACCAATGCACACGCAGATATCTTTCAACATCAGCCTGAGCCTTGATTAATTGTGCGTCAAAATTTTGAATGCCGTATTCATCGATGTTGGGTTCGTATTCCCTCACATCACTTATGGTTGCAAAAGCCATTGGCTTCTCCTATATGTCCTTCATCAGGGTCTAATAATTGTTGGGTCCTTCCCAATCACTATTATTTATCATATTATGTGGAAACCACTGGATCTACCAGTGGCTTCCTGCCCTCAAAACCGTGACAGTCTCGGAAGACACTGTATTTAAGGGAAAGGGGATCCAATATTGAATCCCCCCTCCAATCATCCCTAAAGGATTAGTTAGATGTAATTGCGTCTGTTAAGACTTGGATGCCGTGTTCTGGAGTTCCAGATCCACCCATCAATTCACCTACTGCATAGGTCATAGAACCTACGATTTCAGTTGCTCTTAAAGAAGCATCTCTTTGAGTTTCTAAAGAAATATCTTTTTTAAGTGCGTAAGCAATTGCCATCGGAGTCATGATTGCGCCAACATAAGCACCTGTAGAGTCACCAGATATTACTGCTGATTCGTATAGGTCCACGCCTGCGATTCTGCCGATGAAGCCTTCTGCCAATGCCGCATTACCAACATCACTTAAATTGTGGTTGATTGCTGAAGCACCTGCATTAGTTAATTGCTTCTTAAGGTTGTACATTTGTGCTGGGTGGAATACACCAACATATGGTCCCATTACTGAGTTACCACGAAGTGTAGCCACTGCTTGGAAGATTAGGTCCGCAGTTAATTCTGTGCCTGATCCACCTACTGTTCCTGAGAAACCAGAGAAAAGTGCGGCGATGTCCTCGTCAACTTTTCTTGCCATAGTTTCACCAATAACACGACCGATTGATGCCGCAGTGTTGTCATCCGCAGAATCTCTTGCTGTGTCAGTTAGTGTTACTAAACATGCAACCTCATCAGTGTCGAAAGTTTTTTCGATTGCCGTGATTGCATTGTTGGTAGCATCTGTACCTTCACCTGAAACAAGTGCTGAACTTGTAGAAAGTGTAGGGTAGATACCAACCTTGGCTTGCTTGCCTGGTTGTCCAACTAGGTTGAAGTTTTGCACGAGTGGACGCATGAATCCTCTCTCTTGCATTGTGAACATCGCAGCCTGCTGGATGTCACTAAACAGACCCGTTAGGGTTGTTGATGTTGTTTCATTTGCCATGATAGGGCTCCTTATAAATGTTATTAGAACCTATTTAGATTCTAATGCCTTTGGACTTCATGTGTTCCTTGTATAATTCACGATCCTTAGGATTGTTCATATTCAAGTTTTTAACATCAAACTTACCCGGTGTTCCCTTGCTATCTGCAACATTGCCTGTTGATCCCGTGCCTCCTGGATTGGCTATGCGAAAGTGTGGATTGGTGGTTAAGAATTCCTCAACCAATTCATCTACACCCATTGCCTTTCCTGCTTCAGTGTATCTTGGGGATCCACTGTCGTCCAGCACTTCAACCTCACCCGTTTCTGACAAACGAATTTGGTCCTTCAACAGCCTAACAACCTGTTGTGGATTCACTGCCTTACGGCTTGAAGCCGCATTGAGCAGATTACCATCAACCTTGATGTTCTGCAGTTCCTGTTGTAGTTGTGAAATAACACTATCCTTCTTTTCAACGGTGGACTTAAGGATCTTTTCAAACTCACCTCTCTTGGCTTGTTCTTCCTGTTCCTTCTGTTCCTTTTCCGTGATTAGTTGATTGTATTTTTCAACATCCACGCCCTCGTATTTCTTAAGAATTTTTGATCTCTCACGAGCCAACCTATCCTTAACAATTGAGTCGAGGTCCTCTTGGGTAAAAGTCTTCGTTTCCTGTGTTTCTGCAGTGAAGTCCTGTTTGTCTTCTACAGCAGGTGTATCAGTTACCTGTTCTTCATTCATAAAAAGCCTCCTTTGAATAATTTATGATGGGTGGAGTATTCCCCCTGTCTAACAGTTTGTCGAAAGTATTTATCACTTATTGGTTAAATTGCGTTCTAAGTGATTCTAAACGGGCAAGATCCTGCTGTATTAGGCAGGGTATGTGTGTGCCCCTTGGATAATTTGGATGTGAATACAGCCATTCATTTTTGGGATCAAGTTCCATGAAGTATGATGCTCTTTTCTTTAACCAACGGATTTTCTTTCCTGGACATAGAACTATTCTTGCCTGAAACGCATCCAATGGTAGAGGGGTATAATCCCTGTTATAGGAATGAAAGTCTATTTCACCTTTCTTGTGAGCACTGTTACTCCAAGGACACACCCCCCTTATGGATGCGAAGTATTTACTCCACTTATTTGCCTCTAGGTTTTGGTTTTCCACGGCCCTTTGCTTTTTTCTTTTTTTTCATAGCCATTGTTATTGCCCCTTTGATTTATAGCCACTGGCACGGATTGCCCTGCCCTGGCGTTCTGCTTGTTTTTTTGTCTTATAGATTTTGCCTGTACTGCCCCATCTATAACCGCCTTTTACTTTTCTAACTGGCATTATAATTCCCTCTTACCGCCTTGGTATTCTGAAAGTATTTCCTTGCGCCTTTGCCTGCATAGGTGGTGCAGTTCCAATAGTGCCTTTCTCGTTCTCTTGCCTGCTTCCATGTTGTATTTGTGCATGAACTTTTCATTCTCCCTAAAATAGGTTTTGAAAAGTTCAAGAATTCTGTCATGGCTGTTAGTGGGACTGATTTTGTAATAAAATTCCTTTATCAGTTCCTCAACTGGTGGTTCCACATACTCCCTAGGATCATTAAGATCCACTGGTACCAATTTCCTCGGCATCGTCATCTCCATTTGGTTTGTCGTGTGTGTAGCCCCTTGCCGCAAGATCCAAATGTTCCTGCTCGGTTCTTGCCAATTCAACTTCACCATTTGGACCATACATTATGTGGGGTTCAAACTGTTCCATCTGCTGATAATATTCCTCATATTCATCCTCATCAACCAATATTTCCAGCATCCTTTCCTCAATCACCCTGTTCACAACCTTGCTTTCAGGTTGTGCTTCCTTGGCAAGTTTCAGCATGTTCATATCATTGTACTTGTCCTGGATGTTGAAGGAATCAGGATATTTCACCTTGCCGTTCCATACTGTGCCCTGCCACAGTGCGTACAGTCTCCAAATCTGTTCCTCAGCAATTTCTAGATTGTCCGCCTTCTCAGCCAATCGTGCATTTAATAATTGGAATTCTGTTGCCAGTGCAACGCCTGATAATCTGCGTGTTTCAATTGAACGGATGCCACCCATGTGTGCCATTCTATCAATTGCTTCTACCTTAGATTTTATTGAATTAAGGAATCCTTCCATGCTTCCACCATCTGGTTGCAATAGGTAAGGTTTTAATTCAGATTGCAGATCCTCCGGCATCTGTATGATTGCACCCGCACCTGCTGATGCCTGCGTTGAAGCAGTCTTAACCAATGAAGGATGATTGGTTAGTCTGCCCAATTGCTGTATTTCACTCAGTTCCTGGTAGATTCCACGGCTCATGTCCGCAACATCACCAATGTCAGATATGCCTACGCCCTTGATGGGTCCTCTCTGTCCATACACGCATACCGCAGGAACCCTGCCCAATGGATTAGGCAGTTCATATTCAATATGCGCCTCGTCCTTGTGCATGGTATAGACACTGACGGTATCAGGTGTATAAACCCTGAACGATTCACTCCCGGATGTTTGTCCTTCATAAACTTTTAGATAGGTTAGTGTGTAATAACCACTCATGCTTCTCTCATAACGCCAGTCCAATACATTTTCTGGAGTTATGATTGAGATGTAAGGGCGTATGCCCTGTTCCAATTCTTCTGCTCTAGTGTAGGCATTGGTTGGCGGCTTGTCAATCACGCACCATACATGCCCATACACCGTGGCATAGGTGCTGACATCACGCATCACTGCCTCGAATGTCCTACCATCAAGATCCGCATCCTCCATGAACGCATCCAGCCCCGGATCATTCTCTATATTGCCAAATTCTCTTTCTGGTGGTTGCCTGAATAGGAATGAATTGTAGATTGCCGTGATTGCCTTGGTATGATTATCATATGGCGTGTCATCCAATCTAGTTTCATACTGCTCCTGCGATTCCATTAGGTATGCGGTAAGATACTTGCCATCTCTGAAATCCTTGCCACCCTGATAGGCATCAATCAAAAACTTCCAACGATCAATGTAATTGCTGTATTGCTTATGGGTGGTAAGTAATTTCTGTCTTAGATCTCTGCTGTTATTTGATTGCATTAGTTATATCTCCTCACACCAACACCCCATGTAAGAGGTCCTTCAACCTCTGGATACTGTGTCTTGACTGGGAATAGATAGTCAACCAAATAGCCTACCGCATCTGCTTGGTGCTCATATCCATTCTTGTCAATCTGTGTAGTGCCTTCCTTGTATGTTAATTTTGTTAGGCTGTCAATGGTGTGTTTGCATTTTGGATCAACGAATAATTTTGTTTCACCAGCCGCATTCTTCAACATGGCATTGACTGCATTGACACGGTCTCTCACAGGAGTATGAGATTGTCGTGCCTTAACCGTAAATCCAGCATTGATTAGGATGCTGAAATCAGTCTTACCTCCTGCACTTGTTCTCTTCTGTCTTGCCGCAGGATCCGGATAAACCATTACCCTAGAATTTGGATATCTTGCCTTGATTTCATCGCAGACTTCGTCAGTGTTTGATCCTGGTATGTGCATTTCGTCAAATATATGTATCTCTTTTCCCTTAACCTGGGCTATAACTAGGCAGAAGGGATTGTAGTTGAAATCCATGCCCACGGAAATCACGCCAGTGTGTGGATCGTCCAGTGGCACCACATTCCTCTTGTAATCAAAGTCCATGACCCTGCCTTGGTATGATGTAAATGTTGCTAGGTATTCCTGTTCAAATATCTTGGTAGGTAGATCTCTCTTTGCGGATTCAATTTCTTCCATTGGTACATTGCCACCCTCAATGGTTGTGTACTGCCATGCACCCCAATCTTGTTCCGTTATTGCCCTCGTGTATAGTTCGTGGCTCCAACTGCCCACTCCCTTTGGGGTTCCACAGAAAAGTGCAAAGCCATTCCTGTCAGATAATGTGGGTCTTATGACCTCTGTCCACGCCTGCTTGGGACTGTCCTGGAATTCGTCAAAAATAACGAAATCCAAACCAACTCCCCTAAGGGAATCCGGAGAGTCACAGCCCTTTAGGGCAATAACGGATTTGTTCTTAAGCAGGATTGTAAGTTCAGCCTCATTGGTTGTCTCAATCCATCTCAGTTCGTTTAATTTTTTCTTCAATTCCATCCACCAAATTTGTTTTGCCATCCTGTACGAAGGACACACTGCCCAATTGATTGATCCGGGCTTCTTGGCGGCTGATTTGCAAATCTCCCTAATGCCAAGGGTAGTCTTGCCAAATCTCCTTCCAGTAATCAATACCTTGAAACGGCTGGTATCATCTGCGACAGTTTGTTGTGGCACACTCAATGGCATTACATCATCTCCTTGAATACAAAACCAACCACGGATGCAATAATCAACAGCAGTACAGCCCAAAGCCTGTTATCCATCCTGTCCACCTTGACCTCAATTCTATCAATGTCTTCCGCCATGTGGGCAAGATGATTGTTTTTAATATTTTCAATTTTTGCATCAAGTTCTTTGATGGTTGGCATTATGCGTTCTCCAATACAATTTCAAAACCTGCGGCAATGGAAGTCGTTGCTCCTGCCTTGGCTCTTATTTCAATATCAGTGCCTGCTGGTAACACGGGTGGTAATTCCCACTTGCGTTGGAAAGGTACTCCAAATGTTGATACGATACCCGTTGTTCTTAGGACACCACCAATTTTTCTTGTCATCAATTTTGCAACCACTGGCTGATTCTTTTCAACTGAAATGTTGCCAGTAATCAAATAGCCTCTCTTGCCCTTTGGTATGGTATAGACTGCCATATTGGTCTGTTGGTGTTCAGCAAATATCTTCGCATACACAACGGCATCCTGTTGTATGGTTACATTGCCTGTTAGGTTTGTGTTGCTGGTATTGTATGCTCTATAAATTCTATAAAATTCTTGTGTGGTTGCAGTTCCGCCTGCTGAATCATCACCAAGTGTAACAGTTTCTGAAATGATATTATAACCACTATCCAATCCTTCAATATAGATTGTGATACCATCATCACTTGCTCCAGCACTTGAAATAACATTCATGGTTGTTGCGGCACTTGGATAGGTATAAACATTATCTCCGTCCCATATAGTCTTGTAGGAACTTGTTGCCGTTGGCAAATAACCAAATTTATCAATGCCTGACAATGCAGGAAAATCTCCACGGCGAATAAAAAATCCATATGGTATTGCGAGTGTGTTCTGTGAATTACTGACTGAATAATTTGCCATAGTCTACTCCTTCCAAGGCAACGGTGTTTCGTCGTCTCTGTTTTCTGGATTGTCTTTCTGTGATAGGTATTGCTTGCCTAGGAATATAAGCATTCTAGGATCCTTGTCAGAGATTGCCTTTTCAAACTGTGCCCTGCGTAGGGCCTTCTTGCCTACACTGCGTCCCTTTTCTACCAAATCACCAAATCTCTTTTTTAGTGTGCTCTCATTCAAACCAACCACATCGGCTATCTCAGCATACGAACACATCATGGTTGCCAGTTTCCATACCTGTTCCCTGTCAACCTGTCTTATGGTTTGCTTCTGTGGAATTTTATCATCCATTAAAGGCTCCTTGTTTCTACTTTTATTCTAAAATAACGCCTTTCTGTCAATCCGCCTGATGTTGTGATTTCGTCATATACCCTATAGATGTTGCCTACCGTGCCGCCTGAAATTTTTACAGTTGCTACCGTATCCGTGCTTGATTGGCTGACTTTGGTTAGAGGATCCGAGTCGCCTGATATCGTTTCAACCGTAAATAATGAAGAACTGATGGTTTCACCATTCGTCAACCAATCCGTCCAATCCAATGAATAGGTTAAGGATGCTTCCGAATCCTTGGGAATGTACAGTCCTTCATTGTCGTATAAAAATCCAGTGGTTGTCGCCATAATCTCAGTTCCTCTTTACATATTTATCTTTTTCTTAGGAATCAACAGTTACCACACGGGTCTCACTGTATGGTTTGTAGATTCTTGTTTCACTCTTCGCAGTCGCCGTTCTGCTCTCAGCATAGATGCCAAATACAAAATCACTGTCAAGCAGTCTTAAATCGCCTGTGAACACAGTATCAAGCACGACAGGCAATTCCGCACTTGCCCTGACGGGTGCCCTGCTTTCTCCATCCGTGATTGAGAGTGTTGCGAGGTTAAGCCTAGCCCCATTGTCTATGGTTATGCTACTCCTTGCATCAACTGCCATCTCAATTGATAGGTCTGCCGTGCCACCCCTAA